TTAAAGCCCCCTTGTAGATAGTGTTTGCGTTACATTCATTTTATCATACAAAGGGGCTTTTTGATAGAGTTTTTTAGAAATATATTGAATGTTTTACAATCTTTATGATATGTTTTTCAGTGGTTTCGGAATATACCCTTGCTCCGAGAAAGTTCAAGGATGTAAACGGAGATATGGTGGGTCCCGCCACAGGCTTTAAACTGACCTTGGAAATGCTACGCAGAAAGCCTGACTCGGCACTGGTTTGGTATGAGGATTTCCGTGATGAACAGAAAATCCCCGAAAGTTACTGGACGGTTCTGTCCGGGGAATGGGATGTGTGGCAGGAGGATTTGCCCTACGGTGATACGAGCCGACCATACTCACAGCTTGAGGGTTACGGTCAGCTTGCGTGGAACTATAACGGTTTTTCCGATATTCATCTGAGGACACAGATTATCTTTCCGGAGAATGGCGGTGGCAGGGCAGGAATTTTCCTTGGCTCACTGTTTTGTTGTTTTAATTATGATACGCAGCGTATCGAACTGTATGAGGGTTCTACGCTGAAAGGCAGTTATGCCACGGACTTTTCCAAGACATCGAAAGCAGACCTTCGTACAAATCCTAATGTTTACACCATTGAAATGCGTAAGCGTGGAAACAAGGTGCGTGTTTATTCCTCTGCATCCAATACACTACGTTTTACGGCAACGGTCAGCAGTGGCAGCGGTTATGCAGGCATCCGCTCCGATAACCAAATCAATTGCCAATTGCTCCGTTTGGGTGATGCCTGGACATATGAGCCGTATGAGAGATTTGATGTGGTGATGCCGGACGGCACGGAGACTTCTTTTGGCAGGATTGAGCGAAGCAACTGCACATGGGATGAGGAGTTTCAAGTATTCACGCTTACTTCCGATGTGGAGGAATCGTCCACCAGAAGCGAAAGCATCTCCCTGGACTATGAGTTCTACCATTCCCACATCATGCCACTTGTGTGTGGGAATGATTACATGGCAAAAATCATCCCAAGGGACATCAACATTTGGATTTCACGATTGTTCCTTGGTGATTCGGACGGCTTTTCCATTCTGTATTACCAGGATGTGGACAGCCTGATCTATTGGGCGAACCAGGCAGCATACCGATGGAAACTGCGAGGGATGTGTATGTGGTCCCTTGGGCAGGAGGATATGCGAGTCTGGGAGTGGCTGCCCAAACAAACTGAATAACAGCTTTAAGGGTATCTGCCATGTGGTGGGTGCCCTTTTTGCATACAAAGATTTATGAAAGCGAGGAATTTAATATGAAGGATTTATGGAACACCATTCAAATCATCTTTGCTGCCATTGGCGGTTGGCTCGGTTGGTTTCTTGGCGGGTTTGACGGTCTGCTCTATGCACTGATTATTTTCGTGGTTGTGGATTACATCACGGGAGTTATGTGTGCCGTTGTGGACAAGAACCTTTCCAGTTCGGTCGGGTTTAAGGGCATTTGTCGAAAAGTGTTGAATTTTGCGATGGCAGGAATCGCACACGTCTTGGATGCCAATGTCATCGGTGACGGCAGCGTACTGAGAACGGCGGTCATTTTCTTCTATCTCTCCAACGAGGGTGTGAGCCTTTTGGAAAACGCATCCCACCTTGGTTTGCCGATTCCGGAGAAGATGAAGGATATTCTGGAGCAGCTCCATGACCGCAGCAACAAGGAAAGCGAGGGCGAATAATATGAATTTACACAAACTCATTTTAACGGAAAATGCCTGCTACAAGGCAGGTAGGAAAATTACGGTCAAAGGCATCATGGTTCATTCCACGGGTGCCAACAACCCGAACCTCAAGCGTTATGTGGGTCCTAATGACGGCTTGCTCGGTGAAAACCAGTACGGCAACCATTGGAATACCTACCATCCGGGCGGCAGAGAGGTCTGCGTTCACGCATTCATCGGCAAGTTGGCTGACGGCACTATCGCCACATACCAAACTTTGCCGTGGAATCATCGTGGATGGCACGCCGGAGGCAGTGCAAATAACACCCATATCGGCTTTGAAATCTGCGAGGACGGTCTTACGGATTATGCCTACTTCAAGAAGGTGTACCGTGAGGCCGTTGAACTTTGCGCCTATCTGTGCAAGGAGTACGGTTTGACTGAGCAGAATATTGTCTGCCACTCCGAGGGTTACAAGCAGGGTGTCGCATCTAACCACGGCGATGTGATGCACTGGTTTCCAAAGCACGGCAAGAGCATGGATACCTTCCGTGCCGAGGTCAAGGCGCTCCTGGCGACTGCCGATGAGGAGGAAACCGAAACGCCTGCAGAGCCTACGGTGACTTATCCTGAAAAGCTGACAACGGGTTATTACCGTGTGCGTAAGACTTGGAAGGACAGTAAGTCCCAGGTGGGTGCTTACCGCATTCTTTCCAATGCAAAGGCAGCGGCAGATAAGAACCCCGGCACTTTTGTTTTTGCCAATGATGGCACAGCCATTTATCCTGCCGACAGCACAGCCGAGCCGGATTACCGTGTGCATACGGTTGTGAAGGGCGATACCCTTTGGGATATTGCCGCGCAGTATCTCGGCAAAGGCAGTAGATACACCGAAATCAAAAAACTGAATGGACTTTCTTCCAATGTGATTTACAGCGGTTGGAAACTCAAGATTCCGAACTAAGATGATGCCCTTTGAGGATTTTTTCCTTGAAGGGCATTATTTTTTTGCCTGTTTGGGGGTTCGATTTATCCTGTCTTTTCGCTTATAGGCAGAGGGGAACATTTCTACCGTTCCCCGGACTGGAGGAATCGATATGGAAGTAAGACAGATTGAAAATTTTCAGATACCCAATGCCGTGGCACACGAAATCACCCAGGAGGAACTGCAGCGTGAATTTGACTATTACAGGGCACAGCAGACGCTTGAAACCATGTTCATGTTCGGCATGATTTCTGTGGATGAATTCAACAAAATATCGGCGCTGAATCGGAAAACTTTCTCCCCGTTTTTGTCTGAGATTATGGGCTAAATGACTTGCTATTTCAGCAATAGTACGGGAATATGTCACTACCAAAAAGTGAGGTGAGTTGATGAAAAGGATAACAAAAATCGGGGTAAACGAGACCCCGTTACAGAAGAAAAAGATTAAGGTTGCCGCCTACTGCCGTGTGTCTACGGCAAGTGATGAGCAGATTATTAGCCTTGAGGCACAAAAGGCCCACTACGAAGAATACATCCGTGCTAATGACGAATGGGAGTATGTAGGCCTTTACTATGACGAGGGCATCACAGGTACTAAGAAAGACGGCCGTGCCGGACTTCTTTCCATGATTGATGATTGTGAGGATGGCAAGATTGAGTTTATCATAACCAAGTCCATCAGCCGATTTGCCCGAAATACAACGGACTGCCTGGAGATGGTACGAAGTCTGACCGACCTGGGCATTTCCATTTATTTTGAAAAGGAAAATATAAACACGGGGTCGATGGAAAGCGAGTTGATGCTTTCCATTTTGAGCAGCCTTGCGGAAAGCGAGTCGGTTTCCATTTCCGAAAATGAAAAATGGAGTATCAGAAAACGCTTTGAAAACGGCACCTTCATTATCGCCTATCCCCCTTACGGTTATGAAAATGTAGATGGTGAGATGAAAGTCATACCGGAGCAGGCAGAAATCGTAAAAGAAATCTTTGCAGCCTGCCTTGTTGGTAAGAGTACCCACGCAATTGCAAAGGAACTGAATGAAAGAGGGGTTCGCACCAAGAAAAACGGAAAATGGGGTGCCGGGTCAGTAAACGGTATTCTGACCAACGAAAAATATACGGGTGATGTGATTTTTCAAAAAACCTATAGTGACAGCAGTTTCAACCGCCATCGAAACTACGGCGAGAGAGACAAGTTCCTTTGCGAAAACCACCATGAGCCGATTATCAGCCATGAGGATTTTGACAAAGTCCGTGCGGTTCTCGACCAAAGGGCAATGGAAAAAGGAAACGGCACAGACACCTACCGATATCAAAACAGATATTGTTTCTCCGGCATTATTAAATGCGGTGAGTGTGGCGGCACCTTTAAGCGTAGGCAACACTACAAGCCGAGCGGAAATTATGTGGCGTGGACTTGTTCAACGCACTTGGAAAGCAAGGCGGATTGTTCCATGCTCTATATTTCCGATGAGGGCATTAAACTTGCATTCTTGACCATGATGAACAAACTGGTCTACGGTCACAACACGATTTTGAAACCACTCCTTCGTACCTTGCGAGGGATGGATGATAAGGACAGACTTCTGCGGATTCAGGAATTGGAAATCCGCATCGAAGCAAACGCCGACAGAAAGCAGATTCTTACCAATCTTATGGCAACTGGGGTCTTGGAGCCTGCCGTTTTCAACAGAGAAAACAATGCCCTTATAGCGGAGGAGCAACAGCTACGGGCGGAAAAAGAGAATTTGGTTAGTTTCGTTGGCGGCGATAAGGTCAGAATGAAGGAACTGCAAAATCTGATGGCATTCACTTCCAAGGGAGAGATGCTGACCGCCTTTGAGGATGAGAAGTTCCTTGCATTTGTGGAAAGCATTACAGTGGAAACAAGGCAGCAGATAGTGTTCCATTTGAAAAGTGGATTGAATTTAAAGGAAAGGTTGGTGGTGTAAATGACAGCACATATTCCCTACGGATACCGCATCGAGGATGGAAAAGCAGTGGTGGATGAATCCCAGGCAGAACAGGTCAGAGCCTTTTTCAATGAATACATTTCCGGTAAGGCATTGATGGTGGCAGCCGAAACGGTAGGCTTGAAGTTATTTCACGGCAGTGCCGGACGAATGCTTCGCAATACCCATTACCTTGGGGATGATTATTACCCTGCCATCATAGATCGGGAATTATTCGACAAAGCAGAAGAGCAACGCCAGGCACGAGCCGGACAGCTTGGCAGGGTCAGAGAATTGGCTCCTGCCACGAGTCCTGCCGTCCCCCTGCATTTTACAATAGGAAAGCAGAAAAAGGTTTGTTATGACCCTTTTGAGCAAGCCGAATACGCCTACAGTCTGATAGAAAGTGAGGTTGAGATAAATGGCACAGACTAAGAATATCACCGTAATTCCGGCACGAAGACGTGTCGGCAATACGGCAAAGGAAAATGAAATACCGAAACTGCGTGTGGCTGCCTATTGCCGTGTTTCTACGGACAGTGATGAGCAGGCTACCAGTTACGAGGCACAGGTGGAGCATTACACCGATTATATCCGTAAGAACCCTGAATGGGAGTTTGCCGGAATATTTGCTGACGATGGAATATCCGGCACGAACACCAAAAAGCGTGAGGAGTTCAATCGTATGATTGATGAGGCTATGGAAGGAAACATCGACATGATTGTTACCAAGTCCATCAGCCGATTCGCAAGAAACACCCTTGACTGCCTGAAATACATTAGGCAGCTTAAGGAAAAGAACATCCCCGTGTATTTTGAGAAGGAAAATATCAACACGATGGATGCCAAGGGTGAGGTTCTGCTTACCATTATGGCGAGCCTTGCACAGCAGGAAAGCCAGTCCTTATCCCAAAATGTGAAGTTGGGTTTTCAGTATCGATACCAACAGGGGCAGATTACCGTGAACCACAACCGTTTCCTTGGCTTTACCAAGGATGAAAAGGGGCAGTTGATTGTTGACCCCGATGAGGCAGTAGTGGTCAGACGCATTTTCAGAGAATACCTTGAGGGTGCAAGTTTGCAGCAGATTGGCAGAGGCTTAGAGGCTGACGGCATTTTAACGGGTGCCGGAAAGACCAAATGGAGAGCGGAAACCCTGCAGAAAATCTTAAAAAACGAAAAATACATCGGTGATGCCCTTCTTCAGAAGACCTATACGGTGGACTTTTTGGAAAAGAAGCGTGTACCGAATAATGGCTTGGTGCCACAATACTATGTGGAAAACAGCCATGAAGCCATTATCCCCCGTGACCTTTATATGCAGGTGCAGGAAGAAATGATAAGACGTGCCAACCTCCACAGCGGGAAGAATCGAAAAAAGCGTGTTTATAGCAGCAAGTACGCACTTTCCAGTATTGTGTACTGCTCCAAGTGCGGGGAGATTTTCCGAAGGGTGGTCTGGAACAACAGAGGAAAGCAATCCGTGGTATGGCGATGCTGCACCAGAATGGAGGAAGGTCCCGGAACCTGCGATGCCGATGCCATCCACGAGTCTGAACTTCAAAGCCTTGTGATAAGAGCCATCAACAGGACACTTGCCAGAAAGGATACCGTGAACGAAACTTTGCAGAAAAATGTGGAGTCAGTGCTTTCCGGAGCAGACGGCATTCCTCTTGATGAGATTGACAGCCGTTTGGAAGAACTGCAAAAAGAACTGCTCAAGGTAGCAAATACCAAAGGCAACTATGACAGCATCGCAGATGAGATTTACCACCTTCGTGAGAAAAGGCAGAATGCCCTGGTGGACAACGCCGAGCGAGAGGGATTAAAACAGCGAATCAGTGAAATGCAGCAGTTCCTTGCAGAGCAGACGCAGGACATCACGGAATACGATGAGCAGTTGGTACGCAGACTGATTGAGAAAATAACGGTCTACGATGAAAAGGTTACGGTGGAGTTCAAATCCGGCACAAGCCTGGATGTAAGAAGATAAAGAAATATTCCCTACAGTTAGCACCTTGCAGAAATGCAGGGTGTTTTCTGCTTGATGAAACTATGTCAATTTGTCTGTTAGTATTGACAAAATTACTATTTTGCAGTATAATATATGATGTTAAAGTGTAAATGAACGGAGGTTATTCGATGAGAAAAAGTATATCTTTTAATGTAGACGCAGATGTGTTTGATAAATTTAATATGGCGCTTAATCTTTCCGGTGAAACATCTGACGAGACTGCAGATTTGTGCCTTCGTTGGTATATCGCCCAGACTTTCGGAAATGTATCGAAGGAATATACACCGAAGGCAACAAGGGTATCCGATAGTGCGGATAAAGATTTTTACGGTAAGGCAATTCAGCGTATACCGATGTGGGCGTTAAAGCCAAGCCAGTATAATCATAAGATAATCAAGGCCTATTTTATGGCAGAGCATATCGCAGGAGAAGCAACCCTGCTGATGATGGAGCGTTTGTGCAGTGATAAAGAACGCCCGGATTTGTATGTTCCTACTTTCAAAAACAACTATTCACAGATGAAACTGGACGGTCCTAAATCTCATGGTAAGGTTTTTGAGGATGACGGTGACAGAGTTTGGATCTGGGATGAAGTAGAAGAAACCCTTATGAAATATAAGAACAGTTTTTATGTAGAGGAGGCATAACGATGAGCGTTTTAATTGATAGCAGCATTACGATTTATGAGGCTCTTGAGCATATCAAAGACGGAAAATATGTTATGCCTGCATTCCAAAGACAGTATGTGTGGAGCATGGAACAGATTGAAAAACTGTGGGACTCCATTCTTTTGGATTATCCTATCGCCACTTTTCTGTTCTGGCACGTAGATGATGACAATGTGAGCTGGGACACCTATTTCTGTAATTTCCTGTCTGAGGTTACCTTTGATAGCAGAAAACAGGCTGACAGCGTAAATTATGAATTAAGCAATATCGATGTTAAGATGACTGATACGGCAGTCCTGGATGGGCAGCAGAGACTTACCTCTCTGTTTCTATCCCTTTTCGGACGTGCCTATATCAGACAAAAACACGCAAGAAAAAAGATTGTCGGTGGCACGGTTGTAAAATTGCTTATCGAACTGAATAAGCACAAACTGACCGTTGACGAGGAAGAATATAACAGTAAAAAATATGACATCAAGTTTACTGAGAAAGTAGGCAAACTGAGTCCTACACAGTTTGAAATCCGTGAAATTCTCAGTGATAAATTCCGTGATGATAATACAAGAGAACAAGCCATCGAGTCTGCTATTGCCAATGTTCCGGCTGACAGCAAAGAGTATGCTCGTGATATCCTCAATAAACTGTATAACAAGATTTTTGTGGAAAAGTTAATCCGCTATACAGAAATCCAGGATATGAAACAGGACGATGCTCTGGAAATGTTTGTCCGTTTCAACAGCGGTGGTAAGGCTTTGAAAAAGCACGAAATTACTATGTCCATTTTGGAGGCATATTGGCCTAATGCAAAAACAGAGTTCGGAAGACTGCTCGTAGATTCCTATGCCGGATTTGGTTCTGATTTTATCGTTCGTTCTGCCCTTATGCTTTATGGCGATGTTGTAAAATCCAATATCAATAAGCAGATTGCAGAAGACTTCAAAAACAACTGGCAGGATTTCAAGAAGACCCTTAAGAACCTGGAATCCGTTCTGAAGGATATGAAAATTGAAGTCAGCCGTTTTTCAAGCAGTTGGAACGTGCTGTTACCTATTATCTATTTCATGTATTATAACCCGGATTATGCAAATAACCTGGATGGCATTAGAGCCTACTTGATTAGGGCGGTGTTATTTACATACTTCCAATCCGGTACTACAAGTAAGTTGCAGCAGATGAAAAGCAATATCAATGACAACGAATATGAAATTACCGTGGATATGCTTGAGCAGATGAATGACCTGCGTGTAACTGATGGTAAAATTGATGATATTATCAATTCTGAAAAAGGTAGCCGTGTGGCAGGTGAAGCTCTTTATTTCCTGGGCATTGATTGGATAAATAAAACCTATAAATACGAGCAAGACCATCTTCATCCATATGATAGATTTGACAGCACTAAGCCTATCAGCGTTTCAATGGAGGATTGGCGTAGATGGCGTGGCAACAGAAATCGTCTGCCAAATCTTCAGTTACTTGAAGGTAGAAGTAACGGCAGTAAAAATGCTATGCGTCTTGTAGATTACTACAACGATATGAATGAGGAACAGAAAGCAATGTTCCGTAAGGAGGCACTCATTCCGGATGATGTTTCTCTTGAGTTGGAGAACTTTGAAGAGTTCTATGAAAAACGTAAGGAACTGCTGACTACTAAAATTCGTCAGCTGCTTGGATAAAGTAACAGTAAATAGATTGGAGGTGTACCACGGTGGCTGAGATGAAACAGATACACGATTTCGCTGTGAAATGGTGCGATAAGTTCAGAGACCAGAACATCAACTACATAGAACTCGTTGACCACTATATGGCTGATGATTGCGACGCTCTTGGGTTTGAGATGGACTGTGGTCATGCCTTTTCAGAGAAATACGGCAACGCTGCAAACAATCATGAGGCTTTGGATAGGATTATCGATGATGTGACCGATATTCCCCTGCTTGGTTCTGCAATCTATTCCCAATGGCGATATTTCAATCATTGGGCATACACAGGTGCAGAAATCTTGGAGCCGGAAAACCGTGCATGGTTTATCCTGGCATTAAGTAGATTGGCATTGTTGTCCGGGGAGAACCCTTTTATATTTCAAGGCACACTAAAGAAGATGCGTATCGTATCAAACAATATCTGCTATGGTCCTATGCCGGAGCCGGATGAAGAGGTGGAACAGCACCTGACCATCAACAATGAAGGCTGTGTTTGGTTTTCCGGATACAACTTTGGTCGCAGCGGAGAACGATATGAGAAAGCCAGAAGTAAGAACTTTAAAGTTGATAAGTCAGCGGCAGACAAGTTGCTTGGAGCAATCGAAGCTTATTTCGGCAACGAATATATAGAAATTTTTGCAACCGATATTGGTGATTGGCTCATGGAACTGACCAACACCGAAGGTGTCACATATAAATTCAGAGGCTCTCTGTGTGCTGATTTCAATTATGAAGGCACAGATTTATCAGACCTTATCCGTGATACCGTTGGTATGGATGATTTGTATGTGTTTGATGGAAACTGCAAACCGGATGTGATAAATAGAATCACCTTGGATTATCATAGGGTTACAAAAATAAAACCCGGTCAGAAACCGGAAGACGCAGATTGGGAATTTGTAACCTGGGATTATACCGAGCAGCTGATTATCGATAGAGCCACGGAAACATTGGAGCATATTCAGAATATCGGCACCGGGTGTAAGGTTTCTCGCAAGTATGAAATCGAAGGCGGAATCGAGAGTCTGCTTGAAAATTTCGATGCCGAGGACTTGTTTGCACATATTGAAGGAAATCCCGATGATGTGATAGACACACCAAACGAAACAAAGGATTACACTATAACAATCGAGTATAAGAAAAATCCGAACCGTACCATCACGGGCAGCTACGATAAAAATGGTCTGCCGGATGACTTCGCAGATTTTGCGGAAACGGTATTTGATTTCATTCGATTCTATGGCTTGGGAGAAATTCTTGACAGTTTTCTCTATAATAATCCGGGTCGTGACACAGCTGCTGACATCGTAGAACTACGGATGCTTTCCAAGGGAAATGTCTCTCAGGCTGTAGAACTGCTGATTCAAAAATCTTTACTGAAACGGATT